CCGGCGTTGGCGTCGGAGCGGTTGTCGATGCAGGCCAGCACCAGCGGCGGCTCGAGGCTCACCGAGCAGAACGCGTTCACCGTCAGCCCCAGGGGCGCGCCGGCTTCGTCGCGCGTGGTCACCACCGTGACGCCGGTCAGCGCCACGCCGCCGGTCGCCCACTCAGCTGCGTCGAAGACCTCGTTGCCGGCCGACGTCCACTGGCCGGCGTTGAAGACGGTGTTGGCCGTGGCGACCGTGTTGTCGGGGGTGATGTCGTTGTCGTACAGCGCAGCCTTGTGCGTGTCGGTGAGCAGGTTCTTGGCGTCGGTGTTCTCGAGGGCATCCTCGATCAGCGCCATGAACACCTTGGAAGCGGACCAGGCCATGACTAACTCCTAGCGGCGATGGTGGCGGACGGTGCCAGGACCGCTCGGTCCTCGCCATCGTTCCGCTTGGTGACGACCGCCATCCACGGGCGGCCTTCGGCGTCGGTCTGAACCTTCTCGCTGCCGACGTAATCGTCCCGCTCCACCGGGCGGACCTCGACCCGGACGCCGGCCTCGACCATCGGGGCCGACAGACCCTTGAGGCCGGGGCAGGTGTGGAACTGCGAGTGGGGCCGCGCCTCGCGGGTGACCGACTCGGCCGGGCAGTTGGGGCAGACCCAGTGGTGGGTCGGCTCAAGGAGGACGGGCATCAGGCGATGGAGGCCGGCAGGCTGCCCGAGTGGATGACGGTGATGTCGTTGGTGCTGGTGGTGGCTACCCGCAGGAAGCCGGCGAACTCGACGCCGGGGCCGTACAGGTAGTGGCCGTTGGCGATGCTCGACGCCAGGGTGGCGATCGTTCGCTTGGAGTCGGAGACGGTGATCGCAGCGGCGGCCGTCGTGTTCACCACGATGCCGTACAGGACGCCAGATCCGACCGCGGCGATGGAGCCGGCGGCGCAGCCGATGACGAGGGTGTCGTTGCCGGTATTGATGACCCAGCCGGCGCCTGTCGCCGAGGTGACGGTGCGGAAGGCCTTGGTGCTGGTGGCCACGGCGTCGGCCAGCGGGGTAATCGTCTCGGACAGCGGCTGGTTGTCGACGCCCGTGCCGACGATGGTGATGGTGCCGAGGGTGTCAGTGCCGGTGACGCTGGTGTGGGTGATCGTGACCAGGCAGCCGCCCTGCCACACCGGACTTGCGTTGGCGATGGTGTAGGCCCCGACGATCATGTTGGTGGTGGTGACGAATCGGTTGGCGACCGCGGCGGTGGTGGCCGCGATGCCGGTGTAGTTGGCCATCAGGCGCCTCGCTTCTCGCCGGGTGCGGCCGTGGCCTGCTCAACGCTCCGGGCGCGAATGATGAGCGGCTCGAAGTGGAGCGGCGCCCGCTTGAGGGCAGGGTCGTCGGGCTCGACGGTTTCGCCCTTGTGGTACTCGACCTCCTTGCCGTTGATCGTGGTAACGAACGACTCGGTGACCGTGTATTGCGCAGCCTTGGCCATGTGGTTCTCCTGAGAGGGGCGGGCCGACGGGAGGGGGAAGTCTCCCGCCGGCCCTTTCGGGGTTTCCGGGGAACCCGCTACTAGGTCAGGTAGCGGAGCGTTCGGCCAGCGTCGACGTTGATCGGCTTGGCCGTGTTCCGCCACAGGAAGTAGAGGGCCTGCTGGCCGGTGGCCAGGGCAGACGAGTTGAGGATGAACGGAATGAACTGGACGCTCATTCCGACACGCTCAACGATGACGTAGCTCTGCGGGGCCAGCAGCGTCCCGATGACGATGTTGGCCGTCTGAGCCGTTGGCAGGGACGGAGACTCGTTGACCGGGTAGCCGAGCAGGCGGAGGCCGGTGTTGCCGGCGCGGTCGAGCTCGGGGACACCGACGGCCTGGTACTGCTGGCCACCGAACAGCTTGCCACCCGCGGTCTCCAGCGTCTGGAACCTGCGGATCGACAGGCGGTTCAGGAACCACTGCGCACCGAACCGATGGCGGACCGGAAGCGCCGCCTCAACCGCGTCCGCGTCAGCCGCCGCAAGGGTGACCGAGGTGGCCGTGGTGATCGAGGTGTAGGCGCCCGAGGTGCCGTTGACCGGGCCGACGCCGATGTTCGCCGCGGCGGTCGCGCCGACGGCCATCGAGTTCTCTTCCTCGTTGTCCTTGGCTTCCTGGATGAGCGTGGCCATCTCGGAGCCGAGGTCAGCGCGGTCTTGGAACATCTCGAACGAGGCCGTGATCTGACCCTGAACGCGGGTCACGATGTATTGCGGCTGGGCGAAGGTCGGACCCTGCTCAACCGCGGCGGCCGCCTCTGTCGTCCGGGTCGCCACGACGGCGGTGGACGTCAGCGCGTTCCAGGTGTCGGTGCCAACGATCGGCACCACGCGGCAGACGCGGCGGTACGGGTTGACCGCACCAGACCACGAGCCGATGGCGATGATCGTCGGGTCGAACGCGAACGGGACGGTGAATCCACCAGTCGCGTCCACGCCCACGGCGAGGGCCGTGCCTCGCTGCTCCTCGGGAGTGAGGAACAGCTGGCCGCCCATGCTCTTGAGGAACTTGTTGAACGCCCGCTTGTAGACCGGGCTGCCGGTGTACTTGATCCGGCGGGCCAGCTCCTTGTCGGGCGAGTCGTGGTTGTCGAGGAGGTCCGCAATCTTGTCGCGGGACGCCTGGGCGCCCGTGTCGGCGATCTGCGGGAACGACTCGACCTCGACGGCGCGCATCGCGTCGTCGCGGAAGATCTCCAGCCGATGCTCGGCACTCCGGGCCTCGGGGGTCTGGTCGCTGTAGATGTCGCGCTTGTTGCGGACGATCACGTTGACATCCGGGCTCGGCTTGGCCGGGACACCACGATCTTCGCCAGTCTCGACCTCGTCAGCCTTGAAGCTGATGAGCCGCGCCTGGCGGGTGTTCCACGCCTTGACGTCGGCGTTCAGGGCGTCGAGCTCCTGATTGTCGGCATCCCAGCGGGCCTGCTGTTCGGGAGTGAAGACGCCGACCGTCTCGTTGGACAGACGCTCAAGGGCTTCCTTGAGCTCGTTCACCCGAGAAGTCTTGGCCTCCAGAGTTTCGTACTGCACGGTAGTGCTCCTGGGTTCGGGGGTTTCGGCCGGTGCGTCCGGCTCTGGCTCGGACCCTGGAGTGTCCAGCTGCGACGGCTCCTCTTCGGGAGTGTCGGCCGGCGGCTCGTCGGGCGGGGGTGCGGCTTCGGGCAGTTCCGAAGTGCGGGTGACCTGGGCGGATCGCAGCAGCGTCTCGTAGGACTCGGGATCGCGGCTACGCTGGTAGTAGGTGTCGGTGGTGGACCGGGCGGTGACGTCGGCCTTCTGGTTGGCCGGGAAGGTGACCGGGCCGAACTCATGGTTGCGGACCTCGGTGATCGTCCGCTCGGGGATGCCGGCCGGGTTATGGGGTGCGGGGTCCGGCGAGTTGTCCCACACGTCCTTCTCGACGTTGAAGCGGAACGAGCTGCCGTAGACGCCCGCCTCCAGGCCGGGGGCGAGGTCGCGGTTGTACGACGTGTCGAACAGCGGCACCTCGAAGTAGGGGCCGACCTTGTCCTCGCGCAGCTCGGCGATCGGACCGAGGATCTTGTTGCCGATCTGAGGGTCCTGGCCGTGGTCGTAGAGCACCTTCATCGAGGAACGGCTTTCGGCGATCGTCTTCTTGAACGCGCCGGGCGCGACCCGCTCGAGGAAGTGACCCTCGAACACCGAGTCCACTTCGTACCAGTCGTTGAACGTGGAGAAGTGGCCGCGCATCGTCGGCATCCCGTCGCCCTCGGCGCGGGCTTCGACCTTGGTGCCGACGGCACGGGTGACCGGGAACGGGAGACGGGCAGGCGGGAGCGCCTTGAGGTCTTGGAGCGTCATGCGGGAGTTGCCTCCGTGGGGATGGTGGTCTTCCCGTTTGCGGGAACGAGTGGCTCAGGCTTCGGAGCGTCCGGGTCGACCGGCTCTTGAAGCTGGACGCTGAACAGGCCCGAATGCTTGAGCAGGTTCATGTTCTCGGCCTCCACCGCCTTGACGACCGAATCGGCCAGGAAGCCGCCGTCGATGAGCTGGCGGATGGTGGACGACTTGATCTGCTGGATCTCGGCCGCGTCCTTGCGGTCTTCGCGCAGGAAACCGATGTCCCGGTCATCGAACCACAGACGGGTGCCAGACGGCGGCGGCACCAGCGTCTCCATCGCGCCGGCGAAGTTGCGCCAGGCGGGACGAGCGAAGCCGTCCGCCACCAGCCGGCGGGCGGCGGCGAAGTTGCCGCTGTTCAGTGAGGCTCCCTGCATCCCTTCGGACAGACCCACGACCGCGGGATGGACCCGAGCGGCAGCAGCAATCCGCGTCTCGCCAGCTCCCTGTGTGGCCTTGAACTCCAACTGCTGGAGGTCTCGACCCACCACCGTGGCGTCTGCCCCGGCGGTGAGGTACAGGGTCTTGTAAGCATTGGCCGCGCCGGCATGGCCCTCGTTGAGGAGGTCGCGCCACTGGCGGAAGAGCTCGGGCGAGGGCGCGTCGGGGCGCTTGATGATGAGGTTCGGGGTGGCACCGTTCTCAAAGAACTTCTCCTTGTGGACGGTGGCGGCGCTGTCCGACATGATCTCGCGCACGATCGGGGTGATCCAACTCATGCCCCGGACGTGGGCTTCGGGGTCGGGGTACAGGGCGAAGTGGCAGATCTCACGGCGCTGGAGGTACTCCGGGTCCGACCCGGAATGCTCGCCACCGGGGTAGTAGATGATCCCGAGGAACTCGGCGTCGATGTCGTGGGCCGTGACGTCGGGGTCGTTGGTGCCCAGCACCATCGTCACCCAGTCGGGGCGGAGTCGAATGATCTGGTTGCGGCGGCGGGTGGCGTAGAAGTTGCCAGCCAGGTCGACGTCGGTGATCGCCTTGGCCAGAAGGTCCGCCGTGCTGCCGGTGGGCCACGGGTGGTCGAGGATCTCGAGGCTGGCGTCTCCGAACAGGTCGCCGGGCCGGCCCTTGACCAGCCGCTGGTACTGGAACCGCGCCTCGGTGAACAGGTTGAGCCGGGTGGCCATGCAGGCGAAGACGACGCTGTTGCCCTTGTACGCCCGCCGGATGTACGACAGGAAGTTGCTCTCGATCTCCTCCTCTTTGCCGTCGGGCATCGTGAGGTTGAGCAA